TCAGAAGTCTAAGTATCATTTGGGGAAATAAATGGATTGGTTAAAGTCAATAGCACCCACGATAGCCACAGCTCTTGGCGGCCCACTTGCGGGCATGGCAGTTGAAGCTGTATCCAAAGCCATAGGGGTTGACCCTAGTGAAGTACAAAACACCATCAACTCGGGCAAGTTATCTGCTGACCAGATAGCTTCAATCCAAACCGCAGAGTTAGCATTGAAAGCTAGAGCGCAGGAGATGGGTCTTGACTTTGAGAAGTTGGCAGTAGCCGACCGTGCAAGTGCTCGTCAGATGCAGATGACCACAGGTAGCTTTATACCCCCTGCGTTGTCCGTTATGATTGTGTTGGCTTGGGCAGCAGTACAGTTCTTCCTTCTGACCCATGTGATTGAGCCGACCATGCGTGAGTTGATTGCCCGTGTACTGGGTACGCTAGACGGTGCATTGATGCTTGTTCTATCTTTTTATTTTGGCTCATCTTCAGGCTCACAAGCCAAAGATACTATGCTCCATCAATCGAGTCCAACAAAATGACCATACTTACCAAAAACTTCACTCTTGAAGAGCTAACGATTACAGAACACAGGGAGTTTTCAAATGAACCTAACGAAACTGAAAGAGCAAATCTTATCCGCCTCGCAATCTTTTTGGAGCAAGTTAAAGAGCTATTGGGTGGCAAGCCGATCATGGTTAACAGCGCGTTTCGGTCAAAAGCCGTGAATGATGCGGTTGGATCGAAAGATTTGTCTCAGCATAGGGTCGGCTGTGCGGCTGACCTGCGTGTGCCAGGCATGACACCAAATGAAGTAGTCCAAGCTATTATTTCAAGTGATTTGCCCTATGACCAGTGCATAAGAGAATTTGACAGGTGGACGCATATTTCAGTGACAAATCACCCAGAGATGACACCAAGACGACAGGCGCTTATAATTGATAAACAAGGAACAAGAGCGTACATTTAAATGCTTAAATCCATACGATTCAGACCAGGAGTCAACCGAGAACAAACTCAATATACCTCTGAAGTGGTAGGTACAGTCAATACTAGTTTTCAAGTCATAGCTGGTTGGTATGATTCTAATAAAGTAAGATTTAGACAAGGATTTGCCGAAAAAATAGGTGGCTGGTATCCTTTTGCTCTTGGTACTTATCTTGGTATTTGCCGTTCTTTATTCAGCTGGTCAAACCTTGGCGGTCAAAATTTAATTGGAGTTGGTACCAATCTTAAATTCTATGTGAATCAAGGTGGTCCATACTACGATGTTACGCCAATTCGTTATACAACTACTCTGACAAATCCGTTTCGCACATTTAATTTAATCACTACAGTTCAAGTTACAGCTGCGTCAAATGGGGCAGTACTAGGAGATTTTGTTACTTTCAGTGGTGCTTCTTTGGTGGGAGGATTGAACTTAAACGGGGAGTATCAAATACAAAGTATTGTAGACAACAATACATTTACCATTACGGCTGCTACTGCTGCAACAAGTAGCGTGATGGCTGGAGGCGGTACAGTATCGGCAGCTTTCCAAATTAATGTTGGTCAAGCCATAGAAGTTCCACTTGTTGGTTGGGGATCTGGCCCATGGGGATATGGATCATGGGGGAACGGCTCTGGTTCTGTAACCGCTTTGAGATTATGGAGCCAAGCCAATTTTGGACAAAATTTAATATTTGCTCCACGTGGTGGATCTATCTTTTATTGGGACGCAGCTTTAACAGTTGCATCTCGGGCCGTATATGCATCATCATTGTCAGGTGCTTCAGATGTACCGACTATTGTTAATTTTATCTTTGTTTCCGATGCTAGTCGCTTTGTGTTTGCATTTGGTGCTAATCCATTGGGAAGTGCTACACAAGACCCTATGTTGGTTCGTTGGTCAGATCAAGAATCTGTGACCATGTGGACACCAGCTGCAACCAATCAAGCAGGTGATATCAGGCTATCCCGTGGTTCACAAATTGTTACTTGTGTTCAAAATAGGCAAGAGATTATTGTTTGGACCGACACGTCTGTTTATTCATTTCAATACATAGGAACTCCTGGTGTTTGGGGATCAAACATTGTGGGAGATAACATTTCTATCATGGGTCAAAACGTGGCTGTGCTGGCATCTGGTACTTCTTACTGGATGGGTATTGATAAGTTTTATAAATACAACGGCACAACTTCTACTTTACGTTGTGATTTACGCGAGTATATTTACAGTGATATTAATGTAAATCAAACGCAACAATTTTTTGCTGGAACAAATGAAGGATTCAACGAGGTATGGTGGTTCTATTGTTCAGCCAATAGCACGGCTATAGATAGATACGTTATCTATAACTATCAAGATGATATCTGGTCATATGGAACCATGAACAGAACCGCTTGGATTGACTCTACATTATTAACTTATCCGTTGGCTGCAGTTCCTAACAATACATATGGTAATACTTTGGTATACCATGAATTTGGTTTAGATGACAATACGACAGGTACAGCCTTGCCTATAGATTCTTATATTACTTCGGCAGAATTTGATTTGGATGAAGGTGATAAATTTAGTTTTATCAGAAGAATACTTCCAGACATTACATTCCGTAAATCTACTACTGCTAATCCGACGGTCGATATGACTTTGATTCCTATGCAAAACTCGGGATCAGGATATAACAATCCTCAGTCGCAAACTAATAGCAATGTAGCTACAGTTACACGCACGGCTACGGCCCCGATAGAACAATTTACTGGCCAAGTATTTATTCGTTTACGAGGCAGACAAATTATCTTTAAGATAGAAGGAAATCAATTGGGCCAGCAGTGGCAATTGGGAACGCCAAGAATTGATATTCAAGTAGATGGCAAGAGAGGTAATTCATGAGTATTCCAGTCATCAATGTTTCTCCTAATTTACCTTTGCCGCCACAGGAATATGATCAACATTATTTTGATATATTGACTAAAGTACTTCGTCTGTACTTTACGAGCAATGATAATATCAATCAAGTTGGCATGTCACAGGTATCTACCAGCCAAGCACTTATTTGGTTAAATTTATAATGGCAAATTACCAAAATGTTACCCCTTTGCAAATTGCTCAGGCAGCGCTGACAACCAGCTATGCCACGCTTTATACTGCGCCTACAAATGCCACAACACCCACAAGGACGTATATTAAACAAATAGATGTTTGTAATACGACGAGCGGTGCATTAACATTTAACTTGCATATTGTGCCTGTTACCTTTAGTGCGGGAACACAGAACGCTATTTTTTATGGCCAAACAGTTGCGGCTAATTCCACGTTTTCATACAGTGGAGTGCAAGTCATGTTAACGTTATCATTTATTTCTGCCAAAGCGTCTAATACTGGTTTAACTATAACTATTAGTGGTGGGGAGGCTGTCTAATGGCAACCAAGCTACCAGTATGGGCAAACAATGACTTAGCTACATACTCTGCATTTATGGGTTTACCCGCAGATCTAACATCTGCTGCGCCCAAGAAAATTGATCCTCAAAGTTTGGAAGCTAAAGGTAATCCCAAAGGAATGCGTTTTGTTCCAGGTGGAAATGAAACAGACCCCGGCACATATACAGTTCCAATTGATACTCCAGCAGGTTGGGATCCAACAGTACAACTTTACGCAAATTACAATAGCCAAGGTAATTTAGTTAACTTTAGTGGGTCTAATCCTGTATTTCCTGCTGATGCTAGTGGTAAGCTTTCGAAATTAAAATATGCCCCAATTTGGGATGCATCCGGAAATTCTGTTTCTGTACAAGATACTTCTCACGGGGGCTGGGAGGGAACGCCTATAGTATTGGCCGCTGCTTCAATGGTGCCTGGCGTTGCTCCATTTATGGCTGCTGCCAACGTAGCCAATGCTATAGCCAACCATCAGCCGCTTAGCCCAAGTACGCTTATAAGTCTTGGTATTTCTGCTATTGGGGCTATGGGAGGCACACCAGTAGACATGATTCCTAACGCGGACGGTACGGTTACAACGTATTATTCTGATGGAACAAATGCAATTAGTACACCTCAGCAGGGTATTGCTAGCCCTTCTTTGACGACCAATTTAAAAACAGCGCAAAAGGTATATAACACTGGTACAGCTTTATCCAAAGGAAATATTAGCTCTTTAATCAATAGCTTAAATGGATTAATTGAAGTTTCTCCAGACGTAAGTATTGCTTTGAAAGCTACAAATGCTATACGTGCTTTATCAGCTGGTATGCCCGCATCAGCAATTGCTCCCTATATTACATCCATCATAGATACTGGGGATCCACAAGCTGTCAATATGGCGACAAAGATACTCAATACACTTTTACCAAATACTGTTAAATCACCAACTGTAAACGTTGACAGTACAAAAGTGACGAATGCCGCTGCTAAAGACAACACTACGACAGACAATACGGTTGTAGACAATACCGCTGTAGACAATACTAAAGTAGACAATTTAATTCCTACTATATTAAATGGTACAACAACTGTTAAACCAAATACAACAACATCCAAACCAACTGTAAACGTTGACAGTACAAAAGTCCCTGCAGCCAAAATGACAATCAATCCGTTAGACATACCGCTTCCAGAACTATTGGCCCTACAGACTGGTAAAATAAAAGAATTAGATCTGGATAAATTATTTGACGTAGTAAATTCCTCGCCAAATGTCTATGAAAATACTACAATAAATGCAAGAAAAGGTGGATCGATCAATGACCTTTTGCATATTTTAAAGGGTTAATATGGCTTACGTATCAGCAGTAGTACCAAATTACGATTCTGATGATTCAATCATTGATTACGATATTGAATGGACAGATGGACATGTAACCAAAAGTCCAACTTCGCTTGCTGTTGGTCAATCAGATGGAAATGTATTACCAGTAGACATGATTCATAACGCGGACGGTACGGTTACAACGTATTATTCTGATGGAACAAGTTCATCTAATGCCCCTTCGGTAGTTAAATCATATGACTACAATGGTATTACATATCAGTTGATGTCAGATGGTAAATATACCAAAACTCTACCAACTGGAGAAGTAGTAGCTAGTGATCCCACTGAATTTGATGCCAATGCAGCAGAAGTATCTACTACCGAAGGTGGAACTAAAGCTGGTACTACAACTTTGCCTGGCACGGTTAAACCCGGAACTACGAATTTAGATCCAACCAAAATTAGTACAACACCAACCACTTCTAGAACTTCAACTACTGTAACTGGAACTGGTCCAACCACAGGTATTGATAAAATTATTAGTGGATTGACCACTGGCACATTATCAACTGCAGACTTAAAGAACTTTATAGCCAACAATGCTGGCTTGCTTACTGGCGTTACTGGCTTAGCTGCTGCTTTAGGTGGTAATGATATAAAAACATCTGGGTATAAAGGTTCTATACCTCAGTTGCAAGCCATAAGAAATCAAGTAGCCAATCTAACTCCTGGATTAGGTCAGCAACAATTTACAGATGTACAGTACGTTGATCCAAGTAAAGCATCAAATATAACTGGCGCTATGAGCAATGCAGAAAAACAAGCATTGGAAATAGCAAAAGACGCAGTTGCCAATACGCAAGCTAATTTAGATTCAACAGTTGCTCCTCCAGATTTCAATATGCCTTGGACCAATTTGGCCAAGCCAGGTATAACAGCAGTTCAACCTGTTTTAGGTCTGCCAGCAATTACAAGTTTGTATTCAAAAAAACAATCCGATGAAGCTAAGGCAGCTCAAGCAGCAGCACAAAAGGCAGCTGATTCAGCAGCTCAAGCAGCAGCACTACAAGCTATTTATGATAAAGCTGCAGCCGCTGCGACTACATCTAAAACCTCATCTACTGCTGGAATTAATACTTTCTTAACCAATCCAGGAAGTGCTGCTAGTGCTGTTACAGCAAACACCGCTATGACCCAAGCTGCGACTGCTGCAGCTGCCGCCGCTAAAGCCAAGGCTGATGCAGAGGCTGCCGCCGCTAAAGCAGCCGCAGATAAAAAAGCAGCTGATGATGCCGCTGCTGCTGCTGCTGCCGCTAAAGCTGCTAGCGATGCTAAAAAAGCTTCCGATGCTGCCGCCGCTGCTGCCGCTAAAAATGCTAGTGATGCTGCTGCCGCTAAAGCCGCTGCTGAAGCTAAAGCCAAATCAGATGCTGCCGCTGCTGCTGCCGCCAAAGCTGCCGCTGATGCCAAAGCTTCTGCGGATGCCAAGGCTGCTGCCGCAGCAAAAGCTGCCGCAGACGCCGCTGCATTAAAAGCACAACCGGATGCCGCAGCCAAGGCTGCCGCAGACGCTGCTGCTGCCAAGGCTGCTGCTGACAAGGCTGCTGCTGATGCTGCAGCTAAAGCTGCTGCTGATGCAGCTGCTGCTAAAATTGTTCCTACTACTGTTACACCTACTGCCGCTACTGTTTTAACTGATCTTATAAATTCTAAAGCAACTGGTATACCGATAGATGTAAATGCGGGGTTGGCAGCCGCTGCTGCAGCAGGTGTCCCACACACACCAACAATAAGTACAACACCCGTTAAACCTACAGCTACGTCTGTTTTAACTGATTATATAAATAACGCATATACAGGTAAGCCAACAGATCTAAATGCAGGATTAGCTGCAGCGGCTGCATCTGCTCTACCAGGTGCAACTGCTCCAGGTGCAAACGTTAACAGTGGTATAGCTCAAGGAATACTAAAAGCAGACGAAGCCAACAAAATTCCTTTGACAACAACGTTTGCTAATTCAATGGGATTGTATGGAAATAATGTAAGCAGTCCTTTGTCTCAAGCAATATTGAACGCAGATAAAACAAATAATGTTTCATTAACTCCAGAATTTGCTTCTGGCATGGGTTTATCTTCACTCAATCCCAATTACACAACTCCAGCACAGCCTACATATACACAGCCTGCAGCTCCAGTACAACCTGCATACACAAAATATTCAAATAGCGACATAGCTAATTATCTTGCTGCAAATAGTATTGATGTAGGTAATGCAAATCAAGTAGCTGCTGCTATAAAAGCAACCAATGCTGACCCAAAAGCTGTAAGTGATTTTATTGCTAATAATTACGTTTCAAACACGGAGAATTTGGCTGGCGGTGGTTTTATGAATACACACTATAGACACGGAGGAGATGCTCATATGCAGCCAAGATATTTACAAGGTCCAACAGATGGTATGGCCGATGATGTTCCTTCTTCTATTGACGGTATACAGCCAGCCAAGTTAAGTCACGGTGAGTTTGTAATTCCTGCTGACGTCGTTTCTCATTTGGGAAATGGTAACTCTGATGCTGGTGCAAATAAACTTTATCAAATGA